CGTTTTGCTGCACTATTTCATGATTTAGGTAAAATGGGCCAACAAGAAGGTGAATATTACCAACCTAATGATTCTCAATGGCATGTTGATAAGTTAGGGCAAGTATATAAATTTAATACTGATATACCTGCTATGAAAGTACCTGAACGATCTTTATTTATATTACAGGAAATTGGTTGTAAAGTAACTCAAAATGAATTTATTACAATTAAAATTCATGATGGTTTATATGATGAGTCAAATAAATTTTATTTTATGTCGGGTCAAAAAGAAACTCGTTTACGTACTCACTTACCATTATTAATGCACCAAGCAGATCATATGGCTGCTCAAATTGAATTTGAACAATGGAATAATAATACAAATTCAATCCCTTCCGCTAAACCTAAAAACGCTTCTAAAGCAGATAAGATACAACGTAAATCTAAAGCTGTAAATGAAGCTAATAATCCGAACTTATCAGCAGCTACATTAGGTGTTATTGATTCGTTCTTTAATGAAGATTAAATGGAAATAATATTAGTAATTCTATTAACCCTATCGATTTCAGTATCTTTTGTTGCAATAAGGAATCTTATTAAGAAAAATGAAGCGATGGAGGATTTTATAAATAAACAAAGCGACGCAATTGCAGCTTGCGATACCCGATTAAAACAAATAGATCAAAAAGGGGTATTTTACGCAGATGACGAAATTGGATGGTTTTTTGAAGAAGTTAAAAAAATTCAAGAGGCCCTAAATGAATTTCGTATGAGATAATAAATGAGCAAAACAGAAAAAAAAGAACCGACAAATGTCGGTTCTCCTACTCCGAAGAAGAAAAAAAGAGGTAGAAAAAGTACAAGAATGTACTTTACTCATGACACTGAATTAGCTATTGGTGAATATTTAGCTTCTAATAATGAAGCAACTAGAAATAAAATATTTAACGAACGTATAAATTATTCATTTTATAAGTTAGCTGAAAATCTTATTCATACCTTTAAATTTTATTACACAGAAGTTGAATCATTAGAAGATCTAAAACATGAAGTTGTTTGTTTTCTTTTAGAAAAACTCCATTATTTTGACCCAACTAAAGGTTCAAAAGCATTTTCTTATTTTAGTATTGTAGGTAAAAATTATCTTATTCTTTATAATAATACAAATTATAAAAAGAAAAAAATTACAACAGACGTATTAGCAGCAGACGAAGATGATAAAGTAATCCATGAACTTGGACGTCCAGATCGTAAACAAGATATGAAAGATTTTATTGATTATTTTACTGAATATATTGATAAACATATGTTTAGGTTATTTAAAAAAGATAACGATAGAAAAGTATGTGATGCTGTTAATATATTATTTAAACGCAGAGAAAATTTAGAAATTTTTAATAAAAAAGCACTTTATATTTATATTCGTGAAATAACAAATGTAGATACTCCCGTAATAACTAAAGTAACTAAAGTACTTAAGAAAAAATATCGTGAATTATATGCTGAATATGATAAAACGGGGTATGTAAAAATTTAAAAAATCTATATTTATAACAAAACAAAAATATGGATCCACTAAGCCAAGTAATATTTGACGATAAAACATTTTCTGATCTTCTTAAAGAAATCCACACTAATCAGAAAAAAAAAGGTAAACAAATTGGTCAGCTTATAGCTGAATTAAGACCCCTCATCCAAAATTTAGGAGACGCTACTGTTGTTGTTCCCTTAATTAAAGAATACATGGAAATTAGTGTTAAAAACGACGACCATTTATTAAAAATGGCAGCCATTGTACAACGCCTATCAACAGGTAATGCAACTGGTGGAGGTGGAGATATGTTAACTGAAGAAGAAATGAATCAGTTACAAGATATAATAGAAGAAACAGAAAAAGAAAATAATGTCAACAACAGTAAAAAATAATCCAAATAAATCTACTGATGGAAAAGGACAAAAACTAACAGCTGTTAGAGTTCTTGATATAATTTTAGATGGTACTTCTGAAACTGCTAAAAAATTTGGGGGGTATGATTCTGTAGGAACTATATTTTATACTATTTTAGAAAATGATACCCCTAATGAAGAAATTAGCACAGCAAATATTGCAAGACCTATATTTTCTAATACTAAATATTATCCCTTAAAAAATGAAATAGTTTTAATTTTATCATCTAAAGATAAATCTATTTATAATAATAAAGATTCATTAACAAGTTATTACTTTCCTCCTTTAAATATTTGGAACCACCCCCATCATAATGCATTACCCTCTCTTAAGGGTTTAAAAGAATCAGATATTAAACAAGATTATCTATACACAGAAAATGGTATAGTAAGACAAGTTACTGATGAAGGAACTAATATAAATTTAGGAAACTATTTTTCAGAATTATTAAAAATAAAACCATTATTACCATATGAAGGTGATTATATTTTAGAAGGTAGATTTGGTAATTCTATAAGATTAGGATCTACTAATATAGGTGAAAATATACCAGATGAAGCTAATAATACTTGGAGTACTGTAGGTAATGTAGGTGATCCTATTACTATTATACGAAATGGTCAATCAGATAAATTAGATAATAAAGGATGGATACCCACAATAGAAGATTTAAATGATGATGCAACTTCTATATATTTAACATCTAACCAACAGTTATCTGATTTTAGAGTAGCATCTACTAATTTTCAATCATATCAAGCAAAAATAGAATTACCCGAAGATTTAAATACAACGTTAGTAGATCCCCAGTTAAATATAGTAACACAACCAGACCCAATTCCAATTCAAGAACCTATTCCTATTTCTGATCCCCCAGTTTTAAATTCTCCTCCTCCTATTGAAGAAGAACAATCTACTCCATTTGATACTTTTATACAAAATAGTGGAAATTTTTCAGTAACTGAAATAGAAGATAGGACAGAAGATCAACAAATATCTCCTGGAAGTAGTTTATCATTAGGAACTAGCTATAAAGAAACTCCTACAACAGGTCCAATAAATATCCAAGAAAAAATAGGAAGTTACTTTAATTTATCCCAATTAATTTATTCTAATACTGCTAAAGCTAATAATATTAATAATTTACCAGGTATAGATAATAATCCTAATAAATCTATTATAATTCAAAATCTTAAAAATTTAATGGAAAATGTAGGAGATCTAATTTATAGACAATATGGAGATATGGTTATATCTTCGGGGTATAGAAGTAATACTTTAAATAAAAAATTAAAAGGAGCAGATGATTCTCAACACACTAAAGGTGAAGCATTAGATATTCAAGTACCAAGTAGAAATACATCTGAAGTATTTAATTGGGCTATAAATAATATTTCAACATATGATCAAATAATTTGGGAATTTCCTGAAAAAGGAGAGGGTAGTTGGATTCATATATCATATAATTCAAATTTTAATAGACAAAGTAAATTGTTAGCAACTAATAATACAACTTTAAAAACAGCATATAATGGGGATAGTACTTACATTTCTATTACTTCTGCTGACCAATCTAAAGTACCATCATAATGAGTTATATACCAGAACAACCAAATATATATCAAGGTAAACAAGCAATAATAAATTCAGATAGAATTTTATTTAATGCTAAAGATGATTCTATTCTTTTATTTTCAAATAAAGCAATAGGATTTAGTACTAATGGTAGTTTTCATTTTGATACTGGAAATAATGAAGAAAATAAATTTGTAGTAAATGCTCCTAATATTTATTTAGGATTACAAGACAATGGAAATTATCCAATAGATTCAGCTTTATTAGGTGATAAAACTGAAGAATGGTTAATAGAATTATTAGATATGGTAGAAGGAATGTTAGATGATATATGTTTAAAAATATCATATATAGCCCCACTAATAGGCCCTACAGCACCTAATCCCGCAAATGAGGGAATGGTAGCATTAAGAAGGCAACAAATTGAAAAGTTAAAAAACGATATAAAAGAAATTAAAAGTCAACGAGTAAAAATAGTATAATGGCAACAGAAGCTATAAGAAATTTAATTAATCAAAGTGATAAATCACTTTTTGATATAAAAACAAAACTTAAAGAAGAAAAAAATAAAAATCTTCTTAAAGTACAAGAACAATTACCTACTAGAGAAGAAATAATTTCAAGAATTAAAGCCGAAACTTGCAGTATAGAAACCTCAAATCTTGTAGATAAAAATTTTAATAATATTAAAGATAAATTAAATTTTATAAAAAATAAATTAGATAAGGGTGTACAAAAATTAGAATCATTAAATCAAAAAACTGAAAAAATTCAAGGTTGGATGGATAAAATTGAAAAACTTTTAGATTTTATAGAACCTATACTTAATATTTTGAAAACAATAATTAAAGTTTTACCTTTATCTTTAAATGCTTTATCAGGATTATTAGCTAATGGTTTTGCTATTAAAAAACTAGGTGATTTAATTGACGTAGCTAAATCAAAAACTGAAACTATTTTATCTACTATAACTACTTTTAGAAGATCCATAAAAAAATGGCTAAATAGTATACTCCCCCCTATTTTTGAACTTATAACCAAAGCAATAGCAGCATTACAAAAAATAATAGGGGCCATTGGATCACTTATAAGTACTTTAGAACAATTTTATTTATTTTATCAAGCTCAATGTAATTTACCCTCAAACCCTGTTAATACTGATGGTAGTGTTAATGAAGGTGTTTTAGATTTAGTTATAGATGGATTAGAACAAGGTGGTAAAGATGAAATTATAGAAAAAATATATAACGCTAATTTTGAAACAATAGGATATAGACGTTATAAAGATTTAAATTAATTATATTTATTAACAAACATTATTTAATATGACAGCAACAGTTTGCGAAAAATTAATTAGAAAAGTCGTAAGAGAAGAAATAGATTATGCTCTCCGACGTGAA